AATCTCACTATCTGAAGTCCATTTGAATTGATGTAGATGTAAACCTCTCATAGTATTTACATCTTCACATGTAAGATTACGTACATCTTTATGTGACATATTTAATAACATAAGGGAAGACCAAAGCTTTTTATCATAACCTAATTGTTTTTGGTTATCCATCTTAGTATCTTCAGTAGGTTGCCAATCAAACTTAACACAAGCTACTGCTTTATCAGGACAGTTAACTTCAACCCAACTAAATAGTTTATCTATATCATCCAAGAATAAAAAGTCACAGTCACAAAACATAATCCAACCTTTAACACCATTACGTTTAGCAATCTCAGGTGCAAGGAAACGTGTGTGACTAAACTCTGTAGAAAAAGGTTTGTCATCTATCACATCATATTTTTGACCCTCTTCATTTTCTCTCCACTCTCTATCAAAGTAACCACCTTTTCTTAAAGTGATATGGTTTAAATCAATTACTGTAAGAGGTCGTGAACTTTTTCTTATTAAGGAATGTTCACAAACTCTATAAGCAATATCTTCACGACTATCATACCCTATAAAAACAAAGCTAGTGTTACTATAGTGCAATGGATGTATAGTCTCTGACTCGTAATTTGTTCTAGCATTTAATAACATTGTATTATTATACTCCTTTTAAATATAAAGTCAAGAAAAAATTAAACTACTTCACATGCTCCTGCAGTACATGCAAGTTCTTTTGAAGAAGTAGTTGTATCTTCCTTTTCATAATTAGTTAAGTCCATCCAATTAATATTTCTTGGAGTCTTAGCTAACCATTCTTCATAAGTTTTCTTATCAACTTCTTGATAAGGTGCTTGTTTATATGAATGGTCAGAGTGAGGTAAGAATGAAACACCACTCATCACATCAAAGTTTTCGTATACCCATGCACCAACTTGTAACCACTCTTCTTCTTTTACATAAACTGTAATTGAAGGTTTGTGTTCACACCAATGTAGCTGATACATCTTCCATATCTCTAGTTGTTCAAGAGCAGATTTAGCATCTCTCATAATTGAACTTGTTGGAGACTTCATAGGAAAGTAAATAACCTTTGTATCATTAGGTTTCATTACGTCATCTTCACCATAGAAACCTTTGTCTAACATCATATCACACAATGGGTCTTTTTTATCTGCTCTTACAGTTCTAAGATAGTAAGGTGAATAACGTGGGTGAATACCTGAAGCTGAATCAACTAATTGTGATACAGTTCCTGAAGGTTTCACACAAGTAATAGCAGTAGCTTGGTTAACTCCTAGCATCTCTGCCCACTTCTTATTTGTTTTAATTGAATGTTCTTTTAAGTTAATTAACATTTCTTTTAAAACAGTTTGATTATATATATTACCTGATAGAACTTCGTGGTCCATAATACCAGTTAATGAAACACCTAGTAATCTTTCTTCTTCAGTATTATCTTTCCATTGTTTAGTTAAATATCTAAAGTCTGATAGAGTTGACTGAAGTGTACCAAAGATTGTAGCTATCTCTACCTTTTCTTTTAAAGTTTCTTCAGTATCATCAGGTCTAACAACTACTTCAGATAAATTACAGAATTGTTTATTTCGTAAAACTATTTCTGAACATGGATTAGTCCCAAAGTCAAAGTCACCATCTCTTCTACCTGAACGTGTAGCCATCTTTTGTGATGCAACTCTATTAAATATACCACGTTCACCTGATTTAGAATCATAAAGAGATACCCACTCTTTCATAAATGTACCTATATCAGGCTTCTCAGTATAAGCTACAGAGTTATTAGCATAACTTCTTTGTGGATTATTGTCCCACCATTGACCAGTCTTTGCATCTCTCATTCTAATATCTGAAAGATTAGACAAGCTAATTAAAGCTGAACGTCTTACACCACCACAAACAACTACGTCTGCAATTTTACACACAATATCATGACACTCAATACTATTTAATTTTCTACCTTTAGCTTTTTGAAATGTCTCGATACTAAATTTAAATAAATCTCTAAGTGGGTCAGGACCACTAGCACGTCCACCAAATGTTTTTAGTTTAGCACCTGCAGGTCTGACAAGAGACATATCAAATTGTGGTATTTGTCCTGCGTAAAGCATAGCAATAAGTTCACGATAAGATTTTGCCCAACCTATTTTACTGTCTCTTACTTTAATAACTGTTTCAGTTGTATGAAATTGTTCTGCAATCTCAGGTAGCTTATCAACGTATTGTCTTTCAACACTAAACCCTACACCAGTACCACACATAAGTATGTACATAATCTCGTCAAAGGTTCTTACATTATCAATAGCAACATAAGAACAATTAAATCCTGCAACATTATCTTTATCAAGAGCAGCTCCTGCAGTCATTAATGCTCTCATAGAAGGCATAACTTTTAATGTAGTGATAGCATCAATCCATCTATCTCTTTCTTTCTTATCTAGTTTTTTAGATGTTAGTTTCTCATAACGTCCTTGCATATAACTAACATATCGTTCAACAGTTTCACTCCACGTTTCTCTTCTGTTTTCTTTTTCAATCCATCTCGCATAACGAGAGATGGCAATATAGTTTTGGTATTCAGTTGGTAACATAGTTTATTTCCCCTTTCTTTTTTTATTATGTTTTACTCTATCATAACTATCTTTATCTGTCAATATAGCATTTATATGTGTGCGAATAAAGTTAGTTCTTTTTGAAGACAATATATCCATAGCTACTTTTCGCATGTATGTAGGATTAATTTTAGCTGAATGACATATATATTCAAAATCTTTTTTAGTTTGTCCAAAATTTGACGTGAACCACAATATAGCTTCACGTTTAATCTTTGAACTTTCCAAATCTCTTGTATCTTTTTGTGTGGCATCAAGTAAAGCTTGTAAAATAACTGCAAGGAATAGACTCCTCTCAGCACTTGTTGAGCTGATAAAATTAGTTTCTGTTTGTTGTAAAAAATCTTCATACTCTTTTTGCATTATACCATTGTTTAGGAATACCATCACTTATTTTACAGTATTCAAAGTTATGCTTATCACACCATCCTGCATAAGTCATAGTGCCACCCTTGTTTAGTTTTTTATTTGGATTATCAAAAGCAAATCTAATTATAATATTAGGATTAGATTTTCTAAAAAACAAATGTTTCTTTCTCATCTCAATAGTTAATCTACCTTTAACTTCTATGTAAGAACCATTAGGTAACAAAAAGTCAGGGCAATAAGTTTTATTTTCAAACCATTCATAATTATATTTATTAGGTTCATACTTAACTTTTATTTTTTTATCTTTAAAAAATTTATAAACTTTTTCTTCTGAACCACTTCTAAACTTCATTTAATATTCCTCATATGAAAATAGTTTCGTATATGTAGGCAAGTAAATACTATACACATAATTAACATATAATAACTATCAGATAGCACTGACCATGTAATCCATATTATATTTGAAACCATCCCATACAGAGGTGCATAGTTATCTTTATTACCATACACCCACACAGTAACAACTGCACTAATTGCAGCTAGTAATTCAAATACACTAACCAATGTCATCTACTGCTACCTCTTGTACATCAGGTGTTTTAGCTACCACAGTCAAGTATCTTGGTCCATTCGCATAGACAAATTTTCTAAGTCCTTTCCCACCATTAGCATCTTTCCAACAATCAACTTTATAAGCACAGTAGGAACAGCCAACGTCAAGTTTACGATTACCACTAACACCATCTGCAATATCGTCATAACACTTGCTAGGAATTGTATCACTTGCGACAACATTTTTAAGATGTAAGACCCTATCTTTTGCATTTATCATCTCCATTTGATGGACAGGCATAAGACATATCCTGCCACTTTGTTTATCTATAGCAAGAAAGGCACCACCCTCTTTACCTTGTGCTTCAGAATAAGCTGATAGTTGAGGTATATAACCAAAAGGGTCATCTTTTAACAATGAACGATTAGAAAACTTTTTAAATGAGTAAGCACTAGCAGATTTACAATCTGTAATTACACCATCAATCTCACAGTCTTGGTGTCCTAACACTCCCTCAATCTCCAATTCTTTTTGTTCATTCTTAACTTCATGCCCTGCAGTTTTTGCAAGAAGTAAAAGTAATTCTTCAAGCATATATCCATAAGCAAATTTTATTTTTGCCCATGCAGGTAACTTTTCTTTTTTTATATCTCTTGATTGATACCATACCTGTCTATCAGGTTTACCAATCTGAGACATTCTTAAATTATTATTCTCAGAATATTTGTCAAATAACGACATGATATTTATTTTGATATTCTCTGCGAATGATTCAACATCTTTCATTGATGGTTGTTTACCTTCAGAGATAGTATCGTACATGTCTTTAACTAGAGTATCAATTTTTTTCATTAGACAAAAAAAAGGGACGTAGTTATTAGCCACGTCCCACTATTTTATTATTGTTAAGCTACGTTTGTAGCAAAGTCATTTGATTCATCACCTTCTTTAGGGATTTCCTGGAAAGCTTCGTCAACTTCTTTGTCAACATAAGGCACTAAATCAACAACTTGAATGGCTTGTAGTTCAGCACTTTTACCTGAGTTACCTCCCCACTTCCAATCGTACATTCTATAAAGAACATTTACGTTAGACCCATTACCAATAAGAACCCCTTCCAAAGGACGTTTCATATTGTCCTTGACTTCAGGTGCTCTATTTTGAGTACCATCTTTGCGAGTAGCTTTTCTCTTAATAGTAACAAAGTCTCCTCTTTCGTCTCCTTTATTTTTAATAGTTAGTCCATCAGCTTCAGCTTTCTTTTTGTTTTCAGCATCAACTGATACATCTATACTGTACACTCCACCTTCATCAAACTTAGTGCTAGGTGCTACAACTTGTGCCCAATAAGATTTTCCATTTATTACAGTCATTTTCGTACTCCTTTCATAATTGTCATTTGAATATGACTTATTTTAAATACTAATTATATTTCATTGTAGTAAAATTGTCAAGAACTTTTTACATTTATTTCTCCTTTCAATTAGTGTGTCTCTGCCCAACTCAAACCAGTCTTGAACTCTGCATCCAGTGGGCATTTCAGGGTTAACTCTTCAGTAGTATTTTGAATAGCAGTCTTTACAATCCTACCCATTTCTTCTACATCTTTTTTATGTACTTCAAATTGATACTCATCATGTATTGAAGCTACAAGTTTAGAATCAATACCTGATTTATTAATTAAGTTTATCATTTGTCTTAACCAAACTTTACAAGCTATTGCTCCTGCACCTTGAACAATAGTATTAACTGCTTTGTGTGGTGAACGTACATTAAATAGTCTACCATCTAAACCTCTTACCTTACCCATATTCGCAGCTTCTTCTACTTGGTTTCTAAAGTTTTTTAATTTAGGAAGTTCAGATAAAAATTTATCAATAAGTTTTTTACCAACTGCCATATCTTTTGAACCAACTATTTGACCAATCTTCTTTGCACCTGCTCCAAATAAAAAGGCATAGATAAAAGTTTTAGCTTGGTCTCTATTTGTAAGTCCTGCCATATTCATATTTCTTGTATGAATATCTCCATTTAATATTTCATTTGTGTACTCAGGTGTATCAATATAATGTGCTAACATTCTTAACTCTAGTCCTGAAGCATCAGTACCAAAGATAACGTGAGTATCAGGTTTGTCAGTTGTCCATACCTCTCTACACTCTTTACCATAAGGTGAATAAACTGCAGGAACTTGAGCCATATTGGGTGAGTGGTGACTCATTCTACCTGACACACAACGTAAAGTAAGAACACGCCCATGAACTCTACCAGTGGTTTCATTCACAACATCTAACCATGAAGTTATTTGTGACGTTCTCTTTTTTAATAATAAATATTCAGAAATTAATTTAGCTTCAGCTATGTTATCTATCTTTGACAATACACCTTCATCTACAATAGGTGAACCTTTATCAGTAAACTTATTTGGTTTCCAACCTAACTTCATAAGTCGTTCAGCTATTTGTTTACGAGATGCAAGATTAAATTCTTGATAACTAACTTTAGTAAAAGGAACACCCTTTACATAGCCACGAGATTTATTATTTACTTTAGGAATAAATTCTTCTTCAATCTTTAATGGTGGAAAAGTTTTATGTACTTCTTTTTCTAACTGTTCAGCTTTATCTTCAAGCATAGCATATAAGTTACTTGCTTTTTGTTGGTCTAAATAAAAACCATTGTTCTCTTGTCTAGTTATAATTGAACGTATATCATGCTCAAGTCTTAAAGATTTTTTAGAAAAGTTTTTACCTTCAACAATTAATCTTTTATAAACTTGATGAGTTACATCAACATCTCTTTTACAATACGTTAACATCTCTTGACTAAACTGTGAGAAGTTATTGAACTCAATTTTATTTAAACCAATACGTTCACCCCAGGAATCAAGTGAATGACCTTTATCTCTTTCAGGATTGTATAACTGTGACATAATTAATGTATCAGTTATTTGTCCAATGGTTATTTTTGTATTGAGTAATCTATTTAGAACTGGTGCGTCAAATGAAACACCATTATGCATTATGATTTCTTTACAATAATTGTTAATAAAGTTAGGTAGTTTGGTGTAACAATCTTCACCTACAAATGAATAGGTTTTATTTTCATCAATGTTCTTGGCAACAACACAATGAATATTTTTTGCATCAAGTGAATCAGTTTCAATGTCTAATACTGTTCTCATTTAACCTGAATATAATCTTTTATGGTTTGTATGGCAAATAGTTTTTGTAAATTAATTAAATACATCTTTGAAGCATTATGGTCTCCACCACTTACTGAAACTTTTCTGTCTAAAGAATTAATAATCTTTTTTAGATTGTCAGTTTTAAATACTAACGTAGCATAAACATCTTCACCCACACAAAGATTATGAAACCAGTAGTCAGCTTCAGTCGCATTAATCCCTGAAGGTTTACCATAACTTTCATATTCAATCGCAATGTTACCAGTCTTTTGCCATACATCACGTTCAGATTTTACTTCAATCTTTTTATCTTGAAGCATATCCTTTATGGCATCTTCTCTGACCTGACCATAAGCTAAGTCAAGGTCAAACTTTTTTCTATTATCCTTGGTTGGTTTCATTGCCATTATTTTTTTCCTTAAAAGGGTTTTCTATTTCAGTCATACGACCATTTTCTTTTGACCATAAAAGATAAGAAGCAATACCAGTAATGCCTGCGTATCTATTCTTCAATACTCTAATGATTGAAGTGTTAGCTGATACTTCATCCTCTTCTTGTTGGTTTCTTTCCATACCAATTACTGCATCAGATAGTTGTGCAATGGCATGTGAACCTCTCAAATGAGAAAGAGAAACTTGCTTACCTTCTTCGTGCCCCTTATCATTATCAAGTCTTCTTAGATGTGAAACTAAAAACATTCCCACTTTTGTTTCGTGACAAAGACCTCTGAGTTTAGTCATTAATAAATCAATAGCTTTTCTTTCATTATTATCTTCACGAGCTGACATAATTAAACTAAGGTGGTCAACAAATATCCATTTACAATCACAACCTTTAGCCATAAAACGTATACGAGACATAATTTGTTCGTCACTGAGAGAGCCAAATGAATTATTATAGATAGTTAATCTGTCACTATCAAACTCATCAACAACTTTATTTAGGTCTTCAATGTTTTCTTTTTCCCATACTTCATCAAGATGTAATTGTTTATTGGTGTGTATACCCAATACACCTTGTAAAGTTCTTTCTGCATCTTCTTCAAGAAATATTAAACCAATATTATCTTGAGTTGTTTTCCAAAAGTGATAGACTAGTTCTCGCATGAATGATGATTTACCCATACCAGTCCCTGAAGTAATCGTTACAAGTTCTCCAGTTCTTGCACCATAAAGCTTTTCATTTAATCCATTGAAAGGATAAGGACAAGTTTTTCTATCTTTCTTTTTCCAAAGATTATCTCTTATGTCTGATACTCTAAGTATACCTTCAGGTGTATGTGCCTTTGCATTCCACCAACATTGAACAAACTTTTGTCTTTGTCCTGCCCTGAGATATTCATTAGCATCTTTTAATTCCATATTAACAATCTTACATTTATTAGGTGAAAATATTTCTGCTACTTTATTTGCAGTTGCCTTACCTATATCGTCATTGTCAAAACAAATAATTATATTTTCAAAACTATCTAGGTATTCAAAGTTCTGTTTGCAATCTCTAACTGCTGACTGAACTCCATTCTTAATCGATACTGATGCCCATTTAGAACCCATCATTTCATAGGCAGACATAGCATCACACTCACCCTCACATATGGTAATGTACTTTTGACCACCACTAAATAACTGTTGACCAAATAATTGTGATAATCCAAAGTTACCTTGAGCAGTAAATTCTTTTGGTAAAGTTCTTATCTTATTTGCTACGTGTTTTTTATCTGCACTATAATAAGGGTAAACGTGTTTGGTTATCATACCATTGTTAGTTAGAGTTGTTACTCCATACTTACTGGCAGTTTCCTGAGATATACCTCTATCTTTTAATGATGTTGTTTGCCCAACATATAAATCATTGTTCATAGTATTTTTCATTGGTGTCGCTACTCCTTCAGCTTTTTCATAGTACCCACAGTCAGGTGTAAAACAATGTGCATGACCATCAGTGTATCTTGCTAAGTTATTTTTACTCCCACATTTTGGACATGCTTCGTGTTTTAAAAATTTACTTTCCATCTTTAACATTTAAACCCCCTAAAAAATTATAGTTAAATAAAATAAAGCAACTGAAAATATTGCTAAACAAAGTTCAATTATTTTTCTCATATAAACCCCTAGTGTAATTTGTCATTATCATTTTTATCGTACATGAACTCAAAGATTTCATCACCTTCAGTTGGTTCTTCTCCCATACCTAATGCTATAAGTTCTTGAGCAGTATCATTTAATGCGTTCTGCATTGTAAGAAAACCATAGTAATCTTTTTCAGCTTTAGTTATAGCTGTAATTGCTAATGCTCTTGCCATTAAGTAAACAGTTTCAGGTGAATCATATTTAATTATTAACTCCATAATTATTTTATGTATTCTAATAACTATTTCTTCACGTTCTTTTATTGTTAACTTTGTCAGCTCCACTATCAACTCCTTCCATCATTTCAACAAAACCATTTATGTCTTTCAATGGAACTTGTTTAATATTTGTTTCACCACTTGCAGTTAATATGAAGTCAGCAACTGAAGTTGGTATATCATCATAACTTTTAAATTTTAGTATCATTATGCACTCCTTCTATGAAACCATCCATAGTCATTTGTTTCATTTTTTCTTCTTTATTATGAATTATATTTATCATTTTGTCAAGATACCATTTAGCTTTTTGTAAATCTTCTAAAGGTTTTTGTTTATAATCGTATCTCCATAAATATTTCATTGTGTTACCCTTTAAATATCCCAGGAACTCTTTCTCTGACATTGAAGCTTTGATACCATCAATACATTCAATGCCATCCTTGTTATAATGTCTTGGGTTATTTACGTTATCGTATTTTTTTATAGACGTGTCCATATTCTTTATCCTTTCTTTTATTACCAAATTCTTTTGGTGTGTCACACTTTACACCTTTTATTTTAATAGGTGGTTTTGTTTCTTCATAAATTTGTATCACAGTTTTTTCACATTCTTTATACAACTTAGGTAAAACCTTTTGATGTATTTTATTATCGTACTCAAACCATACTGTTATTAAAAAATATGTGAACATATTATCTAATCTCCATTGGTACAGTGCATTGTCTTCTTTGCACTGGTATGTATTTAGGGTCAAGTGGTACACCTTCTAAAAACTTTTGTCTTAACATATGATGTTCCCAACCAATACACATATATCCTGATTGACTTAATTTACTTCTGTCAATATTTCTTATTGCATATTCTTGTTCAGCTATCATACTGGCATTATCACAGTTAGGTAATTCTCTAACAAATAATTCTACATCACCAACTGGTGAAGCAAAAGTTAAATACAATGCAAACATTTCTTTTATCATTTATCTAGTTCCTTTCTTACACACTTCTGTTTATAATACACATTACCCAAGAGTGTGATACTAGGGTTATGTGGGTCAGGTTTTTTCTTACCAACGTACTCCCACACACAAGTCATAGTCTTGTTATTGTTTGCACGTTGGTGAAAAAAATCAATGTTATCAAGGGTATACAAGTTAATTATGAACCCAATGATTACTGTTTCAATTCCCATTAAAATAATCTCCTATAAAATATAATATTGTAAATATAAACATACCCATCATAAATCCAAATAAGATTTGTAGTATAAACCATAATGCTCTGTCAGCTTTAGTAGACATAAACAACCTGAGGTAATGGTGTATAATCTATTCTTCTGTCAACGTGTATGAATGTTCTTGCCACTCCTACAGTCCAACCTAAATCTATTGCTCTCTTAATTAAATCTTTTCTAAATACTGAATTAGGTATGGCTATATCAACTGCACAAGTATCTGTGTTCCATTTGTCATTACCAATTTTATGAAATGAATTAGGACTTACTGGATAGCCACGATTTTTTAACCACTCATTATGTTCTGTTGAACGACAACAAGAAGTTATCTGTAATGGTTCACCTACATTCTCTCTTAAATTTATTAAACAATTTAAGAAACCTTCAGCTAAAATAATATCTTTAGATGTAGGACATTGTAATTCCTTTTCACTAAAGTATTTATTATCATAATAGTTTAATCTTTGTGACATTATTTTTTTCCTTTCTTATCTTTGTCAGTAAGTTCTTTAATTCTTTTATAAGAATTGTAGAGTTGTTTATTTAATTCTTTTATTTCTCTTTCGTACATTTCGCTTTTTCTCATTATACTCCTCTCTTTTATCTAATAGTTTATCTAACTGTTTAAAAAAGACATTATTAAATATTTCATTTAATTGTTTACAACAATCTTTATTTTTAATTTCTTTATTTCCAATTACTATATACTTAATTATCATTATGTCGTTCCTTTAAAAACAATTATACACATTTTTAAAATACCTTGTCAAATTAAAAATGCATTTGTCAAATTACTGACACATATGTGTTGTATAATTGCAACTCCTACTCATCACAAGTTTCTATATAGTCTTGTATCTCTTCAGGTGTCAAAAGATTGACAAGTATTGGTGTGTCTTCACCTATGTATGCACCTTCAATGTTGAAGTCTATAAATTCTTTAGCTTCATCATAAGACATATCGTCCCTTTTAACCAGTTTGGTTATCATTCTGTGCTTATCATACACGAATACGTCCACCATACCACTGCGTGTACCTACACCTATGATACAGTCATCATAATCATCCCATATTTTCATCACTCACTCCCTTCATAAGAATGTGTTACATTTATATCAATTCTATCATCCATAGAATTATCAACACCTTCTATGTCTAATATGTTACCATCATCCATGTAGCAACCCACATATAAATCTGGGTCACACTTTTGTAATTGTTCTATAAGTTCTTTAACTTTCATCTATCTCTCCTTTCTTTTATTGCAAGTTGTCGTAGCCACTCTTTACCACCAAAAGGGAAAGCTATAAAACATTCCATCAAAAACTCTGCGTGTTTTATACCTATGCTTTTGGTATACACAACTTCTATTTTTCTATAGTCATCTTGCTCACCACCATTGTCATCAGGTAGGGAATCAGGAAACACATCCCTGATTAGTTCTCTCTTATCTCTCACATCAGTATCATCTTGATGTATAAGATAGTCATAATACTCATTGAAACCATCAATGATTTTATATTGTACTAGTATTGGCATTACTTACTCTCCCCTTCTAAATGAGGGTACGCAAATACTACCTCAACAGACCACCTATATTCTGGTTCTGTATTAGCATCTATAAATGTGGTCTCTAATTTTAAACCATATTTTTTCAACAAAGCATTTAAAGGGTTTATACTTTTTTTGAATCCTTCAGAATAATAACTGTCGTGGAAACCTATTTCTATTTTATCTTTACTCATCATTATCTCCTTCATAATCTATAAGTTTTAATTTTAATCTATCATTAGGGTTTGGATTATCAAATCCAAAGTGTTCCCAAATTTCAGAACACTCATCTCCATATAAATATACCCAAGTATTTTTACTCATCATCTTCCCCCTTATCTATGTCAAACCTAATCCATATTGATGCACCTGCTTCATCACTGAAGCGTTGTACTTCCTCATAGTCAACTGGTGAATATTTATCTAGCCATTTAATAAATTCTTTTTCAGTCATCTTCGTACTCCCCTTTCTCGTACTCTATTGTTTCTTGCAATGGTTGTTGCATTGCAGTTAATATTATATGTTGAGCAGACGCAGTTGAAGGTGCAGTATCGTGTATAAATTGCACTGATACATCTGCTAAGGCACACGCAATGTCAAATCCGTGTGTCTTTCTTTTGATATGTTTGTTAATTACTTTTGCTAAGTCTTCAGCCACAATGTCCATATCAAACTTTGCATCTGTAGCTTTTTCTTTTTGTTTCTTTCTATGATTAGAAAGCATACGTTTAGTTTTAAAATCAATTACTTCAGTCATAGTTACTTTACCCCTTTCTTGTTTATGTAACTCAGTGTGTCATAGATATCAGGATTTTCAAGTGTATACTCAGTGCCTTTATACTCAAATGTAACCTCCTCATTTTCGTATGCGTCATCAACTATAAACTCGTCAACTCCCCAATCTTCTAAATCTCTCTCAGTCATAGTGCTGACATCACCACTCTCAAGATTTGTTAATATGAAAACTTTGCGTTTCATTTCATTGCTCTCCTTGGTTCTTTATATGTTTCTCGTAGTCTTTCAAAACTACACTCATAACATACTAACCTATCTTCACTTCCAAACCAACACATTTTTGTTTTTTGTGTAAGTTTTTTACAGTCCATACAATTAACTAAGTAAGCTTTCACAGTTTTATTCCTTTCTAAATACATTCTAACTGACAGATAGCAGGATAACTACTTTCTTTATCAATCATTCTGTTTTCGTAATCTTCAAAATGTTTACACAAATTTTCCCAGTTATGTTTATTATCTGGCAAATCGTGGTCACCATCCCAACTTCCATCTTCACCATAATAATCTGCACCACCAGAAATCTTTTTGTTATAATGTTCTGATAGTCTTTGTTTATCTTTTTTATCTAGGTAGTCATAGGCAATACTTAAACCATAAGTACCATCTAAACATTCACTAGCTATTCCATAGCAATAAATTTTATCACCATTCTTTTTAGTATAAACAAAATCTTCCATAGTTTTATTCCTTTACTTTTGGGTGCATTGGAAACATAACATAAGAACCATATTTTTCTTGATGAAATTTTACATTGCAGTTTTCAGTTAAGTATTTGCGTAACTCTGAACCTTCATATCCTTCAGTGTCACACCATTTTTTCAAGACTGGATTGTCAAACTCCAATCTTAAAATCTCTTTGGCAAAGTTATTAATCATCTGCCAATCTATTTCAGTCTTTAAATATTTACCCATTGTTATTCCTTTCTATTTTTTCAAGTTCATCTATTAAATAATTTAGACCATTACATACACCAATGTATTCAGATTGTGTTTGACTATCATTAACCCATTCACCATCAGCTTTTATTTCCATTGCTATATCTTTTATTTGTTTTAATGTAAACATTAACTTATCCTTTCTATGTAAACCATATTGGTCTTGGTCTTTTAGTCCAATTACAAAATGGTCGTTTATATTTCATATAAAAATTCTGATATGCAAGTATAGGCATATGCTCTACCTTACAATCATCAGGCATACATTGTGGCATAGGTGTACCAGTACCATTTTCATCTATATTTTTTGGAAATAGATTAAGATAATCTAATCTCCTTTCTACTGCGTGAGTTTTACCATATCTATGGGTGTACTCTTTGAGTAAAAACTTTAATAACATATACAACCACCTATAATTTCTATAATTTTCTCTTACCCATTTATTACTTGGGTGATTAATGTGACTGGCTAACATTAAGTTTTTATCCATCCAATCAAAATCTAATCGCCACCTTTTAATTCTTCTACCATTTTGTATAACAGTATATTCTGTGCCATCAAGAACTCTATGAGCAGTTGATAATAGTTGTGCATACTCAATACACATCTTGACCACGTGCTTGTCACAGTGTTGCTCTGCACAAATCTGTGGGTCATCTGATAAATAAAATATATTCATAGTTTTATTCCTTTCTAATCTGCGAATTCATCATATATTTCAAATCTTTTTATTACAACATCTCGTATTAAATCTTGCAATTCAAAAGAGTAACCACTTTCATCAAGTGGTATTTCAATTTTGTCTTGGTTCTGTTTAGGGTCATACTCATTAAGTATCAAGTCAGTAATCTCCATAGACAATTCATTAGCATCATCATATGTATGTAATTTTCTTTTCATAGTCATTATCCTTTCATAAATTTATTATAAATTTGTTGACCTAATTCTTCCTTACCAATAAGGTTACATAAGGAATTTATGTATCCTACATCATAGGCAATATTATCATATTGTCCATCTTCCATAAGAATTTTATAGTCTTTATTTAATTCTTTATAAACATCAGCAATAGTATTTCTTATTTCTTTTTCTGTGTAATACATAGTCATAGTCATAGTCCCTTCTATATTGGTAGCACTTGGTTACTATGCCATAAGGCATACATAGCCAAACCAAATGCTAATATTAATTTTAATAATAATCTATCGTACATTAGTATTCCCCTATGTCAATGGGTTCTTCACTAGGTATTTTACTTTGTCTATACTCTTGCCTATGCTCTTGCAAATCTTCATCAAGTAAATTATACAAGTATTCACTAGATTTTTCACTAAAGTATTCTGCTTCTTCAGTAAGTGCTTGACAGTTTGCAAATTCTACCTCATACATATGCCATACTTCATCTATAATACTTTCAAATAAATCATCTATAACTTTAGTATCTGATGCAAATTCTTCAAAGTTAAATTTAGTTATTCTCTCTCCATTGTAGATAAAGTTAGATGTTTTATCTTGGTAAAGTCTTTCTAAGTCAAACTCTATTGATGAATAAAGTTGATTCTTATGGTTAGTTAATAGTACATCACTCATTTTATTTAATCCTTTCTATTTATTATCTTTAAAAAATCTTTTGCTAGAGAATTTCTACCTTGTATCCACTCACTAAAAAATTCATTAGACTCAGGTTCTCTTTTATTATTGAGAGAAATAATAAGTTCACACCACCCTTTTATATAATCAAGTTTATGTTTTGATATCTCTTCTTTTTCCATTTTGTTTAATCCTTTCTAAATAATATCATTATAATTAAAGTTAACTGATTTTTTTACTTTGTCAATAAACTCATATTCTTTTTTCCACTCATCAGTAGAAGCTATTAGGTTGTGATAACTTATCACATCTTTAACATAGATATCGCCATACTCCCACGAACCATAGGTATAAGGTGACCTACTCGCAACGTACCACCTTGCATATTCATTTTTACTTTCCTTATCTTTTGATTGATAAGTTTTTAAAACTCTATGTTCAAAGTTTGTTCTATCATTTTTATAGATTGCGTAAGGGTTATCAACCTTTACAGTTTTTCCAAATTTATTTTTAGCCATTGTATTTTTTCCTTTCTATTTAATTAAAGTTTTTTATTTATTGTTCTGATTAAATGTAAAAAATCTAAGTCAGCAATATTTATAAATTGTTGCCTACTCTCACTAAACACTTGACCATTTTCTAATATTTCTACTATGTCTTTTGGTAAAGGTTTATTTTTTTTGTGAGTGTTTAAAACAAATTTAATCAAATTTTTTATTTTCATTTTTTTTTCCTTTCTTGGTTAGTTGTTTATAATACCATAGTAACCAAGACATTTTACAATGTCAACAATAAAATTTATTTTTTTATATTTTATTTCTTTATACTAATTTATTTTATTATTCATAAAATCTATGTTCTACTTTTGTTCTTTTTTAGACAAAAAAAAAGGTGATTGGATTGCGTCAACCACCTTTTCCTGCAATCTAACTTATCTTTTTTTGGAAAAATTAGGACTTGCACCTAAATTCTAATCCCTAGAATAACCCAGTTTAAAAGGTTGTTATTAACCTTTATGGATTGATATACTCAAATTTTCCATAAGTTAGTAATTATATATTACATAGGTTTTTTTTATTGTCAATAGGTTATTTAAATTTTTTTTATTTAGTACAAAAAAAAACGCCTAACTAAATTAATTAATTAGGCGTTTTAATATTAACGTAAAAAAGGAAATATTATAATAACATTTATTTTAAGTTTGTCAAATATTTTTGACATTTTTTTATATATTCTTTAGATAATTTTTCATTATCATATATAAAATAATTTAATAAGTTATTATGATTTGATTTAATTTTATTCATTGTTTTATTTTCCCTTTTCTTTTTATGGTTTAGTAACAATAAAGTTATTATCATTATCTTTTTTTAAATTTCCCTTAGCAATTAAACCTAATATAATATCGTTATCGTGAATAAAGGTTAAATCGTGTTTATCTCCATCAATTACTTTTCTATTTAAAAAACTATGCTTTTGATAATATTCTAAAGTATCTTTATCCTTAAACACTACTGCAATTCTCATACCTTTATTTAATGCAATATCAACATATTTTTGATATCTTTTTTCATTACTATAAGAAAAAGTTAAATCAATATAACCTTGTGTATTTCTATTGGCATTTTTTGTATAATCATAGAATTTTATATTATGTTTATCAGTATAAGGTTTTATTATTTCATCAAAAATTAAAAAATCATTTTCATAATCATAGTCAGTAATCCCATTTAATCTAATACAAGGTTCTAATTTTCTTTTATTACATTGTAATAAAAATTTATCAGTATCTTTTTTTAATAAATCTATATATTGATTCGTATATTGCATTTTGAACAATGCTTTTCTCAATCTGTATAAATTAACATTTTGAAATATTAAAGAATGTCCAGAATCTTTTAAGCACCCTTTAGAACAATTCGCAATTTTTGCATAATTGCAAGATTGTTTTGTTGGATATAAATATTGGATAGCAGTTAATTTATTTTCAATATTTGTTGATTTAATTGTTTTACTATCTTTTTCTATTGATAATAAATTTTTTGGAAATTCATTAAATGCTTTTATATTTTTATCGTTAGAATATATTAAATCAATATAATGCTTTGCCAATTCTTTGGCAGTAAATTTATAACTATCAAATAGAATGTTTTCTAAATTTGATAAATCATATTTTATTGTTGGTTTTAACATTGTATTTTTTCCTTATTAGTTAATATTATAATCAGTTTATAAAAGCTTTTTTTAATTGTCAAATATTTATTTTAATTTATTTTATTGATAATCATTATCATTATATATTTAAATCCAATATAAAAAGCATAGATAAACATATTAATTTTTTAATGTTACATATCATAAAAGTTTTTTTTGTTTACTGGTGAAGCTTAAAACGATTTATTTTGTTCTAGTTTTGTTCTTTTTTAGATAAAAAAAAGCCCAGAAAAAAATTAATTAATCTGGGCTAGTTTTTAAGGGAGGAAATTTATTTATTTATTCTGAAATATCTCTTTTATAATATTCTTTTATTATATCTTCATTATTATTTAATTTTAATTTAAATAAAATATTTTCTAATAAATCAATTTCTAAATTATCTTTTTTATAACTTTCAATTTCTACTCCTAACAATTCAATTAATAAAGATTGTTCCTTTATATTAAATTTGAAATTATCAGAATGATTTTGAAATAAAGTTATTATATGTTCATTACTTAAATTCATTTTGTTTTATTCCTTTTCCATTATTCTATTAATATAATCTTCAATCATTTCAGTGAAATAATAATACTCTTCAGATATTGCAATGGCAAACTGTGAACTATCACATTCATCTTCAATATCTCTTATAATATCATTAGATACTTCATCACAGTTTATATTTCTTAAATCTCCAATTTTCTCTTCAAGTTTAGAAGATAATTCAGAAATTTCATTTAATTCATTTAATAGTTCTTTTTTTGTTAGTTCTAGCATTTTGTATTTTCCTTTTAATGTTAATATCAATTATAATAATTACATATCAATATGAACGTAATATGAACAAAATAAAATAGTTTTTGGTGATACATTTTAAACAATTAAATTATTGATTTGTTTAAACTTATTCAGATTGAATTAAAATCAATATAGGTTGTAGGATAGTTTTATTAAAGGAATATAGGATTTATTGGAATAGATAAAGACAATCAAAAGACAAGTAAAGACTATAAAAGATTTACTGTTATATTGTAACACTTTGCTAATTTAGAACAATTCTAATTAAGATTTACTGTTATATTATAACACTTTATAAAAAAAAGGATTCTTACTAGTTTAGAATAATTCTAAATAAGACATTTAAGGGATGGGGACAAAAAAAACAAGGGGACTACGAGTGTAGAATAAAAAGGGTACCCCCAAAAAATTATCGACAAATCATATTTGGTGTCAAAATATTGACGGGGGAGTCCCAGTAAAATTATTTTGGGGTATGTCATGAACTTGTATAGAACATATATAGACTCAGGACTGAGTTAAAAAGATTGACTAGGGGTATGCTTTAACCCCCTATAGTTAGAATAGATTATATCACAGTTTTTTCATTTTGTCAACCCTTAATAAAAACTTTTTTTATTTTATCTTTTCATGTATAATACTTATTATGGAATATAAAGGTAATTTACTTTACCAACATCTAAATGATGAAGAACTTAAACTTCTCATTAGACAAACTGCAGAGACTCGTAAGCATAGAGCAGCAGGTTCAGACTTGGTAGAGATGAAAAGGGAATATTATCGCAGAGTATTAGAAGCTAACATAAAAAGGATTAAGTATATGAAAAAGATTTCCAAAGAAGAAAAATACAAAATGCTTGATAAGGCACAAAAGAAGTACAATAGCTTTGCAACAAACAAACTGCCAGGTGGATTGTCACCTATGCAAGAGAAATTTTGTATGGAGTTTTTATCCACTGGTGATACATTAACTGCATATCGTGCAGCAGGTTATAAAGATTTAGACAGTGACGCAAAGACTCGTGCATCAGCTAATGAGTTATTAAAGAAGGAACGTATAGGAGCACGTATTGATGACTTACGACAAGAGGCAGTTAAACATATGGCATTAGATGCCAATGAAGTTCTTAAAAAGTTTATGGAAGTCTATAATCAAGGTATGGCAGAAAATGATTTAACTAATGCCAATAGAGCCATGGAGTTCATAGGTAAACATATGGGTATGTTAATTGAACGTAAAGAAATCAAACAGGACATAACAAACAAGTCTCCTGAAGAACTTGAACGTGAGATTAAACATTATGAAAATGTTGTCAAACTGGAAAGTATAAATGGGAATAAAAATAATTAAGGGGAATACATATTGGTTTTTACCTTTAGACTTTGAACGAAAAGTAAAACCAAAAGAATATAAGTCACCAGTGATAAACTATGGACCTAATACAGTCGCAAGATAATAATACAAGTAGCAATCTTATTAAATTAAGAGAGTTATATTTTCAAAGAGCAGTACAACAATCTAAGGACAGCTTTTTACATTTTATAGCTATGTTTGCACCTACCCTCGTACCTGACTGGTTAATGGGTAGACACATACATGTTATAGCTGATAGATTACAAAAGGTTGAGAGTGGAGAAATAAAAAGACTGATGGTCTTTCTTCCTCCTCGTTCTTCCAAGTCAGTAATCTGTTCAAAGTTATTTCCTGCATGGTACATAGGACGTAGACCACAAAGTGAGATATTGACTGTTTCACACTCAGACCAACTAGCTTCAGACTTTGGTAGAAGTGTGCGAGACTTGGTTAATTATGATTTGTTCAACACTGTCTTTCCATCTGTTACTTTACGTAGTGACGTAAGGGCAGCAGGTAAATGGAAAACAAATCAAGGTGGTACATATTATGCAGCAGGTGTTAGAAGTCAGATTGCAGGTCGTGGTGCACACATTGCCATACTGGATGACGTAATGTCTGAAGAGGATTCCTTTAGTGAAACTGGTAGACGATATGTAAAGGAATGGTATCCTTCAGGTTTACGAACTCGTATCATGCCTAATGGTTCAATTGTCATTATCAATACACGTTATCATGAAGACGATTTATGTGGGTGGTTACTACGACAAGAATCACAAGTTGAATTAGAGAATAAATGGGAAGTAATAAAGATACCTGCCTGGGTAGACGAATCGTCAAGTAAGTTATTGGGTCTCCCAGAAGGCTCTTCATACTTTCCTGAGTGGAAGCCTACTTCAATATTGAAAAATGATGAAGAGGAAATAAAGGCAAGTAATGGTTCACGTTATTGGGAATCATTGTACATGCAAAACCCTGTCCCTGATGAGGGAGGTCTGATTAAAAAGAAATGGGTTAAATGGTGGGACTATGAAGAACCACCTGCATGTAGTTATATTATTCAAACATATGACACTGCCTTTTCCACCAAAACAACTGCTGACTATAGTGTCATTCAAACGTGGGGTATCTTTGAAGAGATGGAAGTAGATTCACGTGGAGTTGAGAACTGGGTTTCAAAACTTATATTACTAGGTAATGAACGTGGTAGGTTTGACTATCCCACATTAAGGGCAAAGGCTCAAGAATTGTATGAGTATCATCAGCCAGATGTGTGCATAATTGAAAAAAAGGCAAGTGGTCAATCTCTTATACAGGACATGCGTAGGGCAGGTCTACCTGTGTTGGACTATATCCCTGATAGGGACAAGACTGCCAGAGTGTACGCAGCCACACCAATGATGGAAGCAGGTAGAGTAATACTACCAAAAGGACACGACTGGAGTGATTCATTGTACAGTGAGATGATTACATTTCCAAATGCACGACATGATGACCAAGTAGACGCAATGACCATGGCAATACATTACATGAAAGAATCTTGGAACTTAGTTCATCCAGATGACCCTGACTATGAAGAAGGTTATGAAAGAAAAAAAAGGGTTGCATACTGGAAGTTTTAAGTATATAATATAAAATTAATAACTGTGAAAGAAAATTATGTTACCCAGAGGATTATTTAATTTATTAAAGTTACAATCAGCTAAAGCTATTCCTACGACTAGAGGAATAACTACTACTCCTGCTAAAGAAGGATTAGAATCTATAGCCGAAAGAATTAATGTTTTTCCAGTCCCTCAAAGAATGTTAGATAGAACAAGTAAAGATTTTAAACCTTTTTTAAAAGATGTAGAGTATGAAAGAGGAGGAAAATATTTAAACCCTGTAACAAAAGAATCTTTAACTAATAAAAATTTAAAAGATGCAACTATATCTATTAGTGAAGATGGAAAACCAAATTTTAAAGCTAGTCCTATTGAAGCTGATATTGTTGGAAGTCCTGATGTTAAAGGAGCAACAAAAATAAAAACAAATTTATTTAAAAAGAAAGCAGGATGGAAATGGATAGATGCTCCAAAAGGTTTTGAAGAAGTTCCAACTTTAGTTTCTGTTGAGAATAAAGGTAAACATTATTATGCATTAAAAGCTGATTTTCCTAAAGGTGTAAATTTATCAAGATATGCTGAGTCTAAATCAGAACCCAGACTAAGACCAACAATGAAAGGTTTTGTAGAATTAGGAGAACCTGTTGGAACAATATCAGTTAGAGGTAAAAAACATGTTGTTTATGATAGAATAGTAAATATGAAAACAGGGGGAATGGTTGAAAAGAATACATATAATTATAACACACAAAGGACTATATAATGCCAACTGAAAAAAATCCATTTGATAAAGCACCAGATTTAGATGAAGAAGAAAAACTAGTTGAAGAAATAGTTAATCAACCTCTTCCTGATGAAAGTGTAGCAATGATGGAAGATGGGTCAGCAGTGGTTGACTTAATGGGTAATCCTGCTATTATGCCTGAAGAAGGTATGCCAGGAGGACATTATGATAATTTAGTTCCAACTCTTGATGAAGAACAACTGCAAGAGATTGGTGCAGATGTTTATGATAAGTACGAATCAGATAAAGAATCAAGACAAGAATGGGAAGAAACTTTCCAAAGGGGTTTTGATTTACTAGGACTAAAACTAAAAGAAACTTCAGAACCATTTGAAGGTGCATGTACTGCAGTTCATCCACTCTTAATAGAGTCAGCAGTGAAGTTT